GACATTGCTTTTCTTCCTAATTCAGTCATTAGCTACGTCTTTTGTAAGGAGTTTCTCTTTTATCAGCTATAAGCTTACCATTTCTGTAGTGATCTACAAATAAACCTGTATCTAATTTAACTGTCTTATATGGTCTTATACTGAAATATATTAATATTTTATTTATCATTTTAGTAGTTATTTAAAAGTTCGTGAATGTAATCTTCTATTTCTTCTATTAGTTTATACTCTGAGTAGAAATCTAGCATCTTATCAGTATTATAATCTAATATAGATATTATTCTTACTTGATGAGGTTCAGGAGCGTTATTGTAGTCTCCTGTATATCCTAATTCATACTCAAATGTAACTGAGTAATCAAATCCGTAATCTATTGAATCTATTTGCATTTTGTTTTTAATTATAGTGTAAATATATAAACTAATTATATACTATCCAAATTTATTTACGAAAATTTACGAAAACTCTTTTCTTCCTTTAGTGCTTTAATTAGTTCCTCAGCAGCTTCTATACATAAATCCTCTTTATTATCTAAAGAAACATTTATAGATAAGCTATCTACTAATCTTCTGATCTTTACTCTGTTCTTAGTTATTCTCATAGGTTCTGAATTAAATAAGTTATACAAAACATTGTCAACCAACCTACGAATGTAAAGAAGACTGTAACTGTTCTATTAATGATTTTTTCTCGCATAATTCTTGTTCTTGTACTGTTAATATAAAGTTGAGGTCTAATACCTGCTTTTCTAATTGTTCTATTCTTTTTTTAAATGCTTCTACTCTTGCTTCTTGATATTCCATATTATATGTTTTTCATCATTTCTAATATCTCAGCAGGAACTGCTCTTTCTAAATCTATATCTCTAACCTCGTCCCAGTCTAGTGTAGGCTCTTGAGGATATGAGCTAATTATTTCGTCTGCTGTCTTATCTACTGCAGGAGATTCTGTATTTACTAAATATCTGTCCCCGTTTACTATTAATACTTCTAATGCCATTTTGTTTTGTTTTATTATTATGATACAAATATAAGGAGATTATTTCTAACCTCCAAATATTTTTTACTTTTTTTTATATATTCCAAATATCTTTAGCTATTATGCAGTTAGGGTGCGAGCCTATAGACTTAATAGCGTCATCTTTGGAGTCAAATCTCTTAGCGTCCTTTATGTCTCCGAACTGAGGAATGTTAAACCCTCCTATGTTGAAATTTCTGATGAAGCCTTTACCGTTGTTTATTATTATATTTTTCATTTTGTTTTGTTTTAATTGTTTGTTTTTCTTTGTTGGTACAAATATACAACACTTTTATAGTATCTACCAAACTTTTTTTAAAAAAACTTACGAAAACTTTACGAAAACTTTTATTTCCTTCTTAGCCTATATAGTATTTACCTGCATTAGGATTAGCTAATTGATAGGATACAGCGTACCTCAACGCATCTAATTGGTGATCAAAGCCATTTTGTAGAGGTGTCTCTGACTTAGTATCTGACCATTGATAGTTATTAAGCTCTTTAATAATATTAGTAGATGAGTGATCTATTATTAAATGATAGTCCTGAAGTAGTGCTATACCATAGTTAACACTTCCTTGACCTTTAATAGTAGGCTTTATATTACAGTATCTCTTGAGCTCTGATAATAGTCGAGGTTCTGCTGAATCCCCTATTATTAAGTTACGTCCTGCTGATTGACTAAATATAACACCTAACTGAGAAGTATTTAAACTAGGCTTGTTGAGGTATTCTTTTACATATATACGCTTATTAGCTTTGTCTATACTAGTACTTAATAAAGTAGAAGGATCAGTACTAAATCCAAAGTCAGCTCCAAATACATCTATACCCTGAGATATATAAGAACCTATTGACCAGTCAGTAAATATAACGCCCTCAGCTTTCTCTCTCCACCCTCCTAATATAGTATGATTATATTCAGATGGTCTTCTTTGTTTCATTACCTCCATAGACTGTAAGAATGATTCTCCTAAGTTCTCTATATTATCTAGATATGTAGTATGTATATAAGTAGTATTATCTTTAGTCTCATTAGTACCACCATTAACAGAAGCATCTTCAAAGAATCTCTTATATATCCAATGCTCTTTAGTAGCAGGGTTTAAAACCATTATAACTCTGTTTTGAGTTTCTTTAGACCTAATAGAATAATCTATCTTAGTGAATAGTTCATTATCAGGTATCTCCTCAGCCTCATCACATATCCAAGTAGTTATATTAGCTAAAGACTTTAAAGCTGCTGTTTGATTACCTGAGCCTGTCTTAAGTCCTTTAAAATAGATTATATTACCTGTTAGCTTATTAGTAATATCTGACCTATTAACGTTGAAGTATTCTTCTAGTCCTAGTGTTTCTATCTTTTCTCTAAACTCAGGTATAATAGAAGTATATGCTGAGGTCATAGTATAACGAGTAAATAAGATATTTTGATTAGGCTCAAATGTAAGTAATAACGCCATTAGATTAACGCTATAAGACTTACCTGAACCACGTCCACCAGTAACAACAAAGTATCTAGAAGAATCAGCTAATAGAGGTTTATATTTAGGATTTAGTTCTATCACTATTCCTCTTTGAATTTGATGAGGTTCTTTAATGTAAAGTTAATATCTACATCACCTGTAGTATTTAAGTCCATTGTTTGCTTTGGAGTTCCGTGTACATACTTCATAAACATTTCAATAGCTCTATAGTCTCCGTTCTCTATAAGCTGTCTTAACTTATCCATAACCATATCTTGATCAATGTGATCAGACATAATATCTTTAACGTTCTCAATGTATTTCTTCTTAGGTCTTCCTGAGTTATCTCTAGAGCCTCCCCAGTTAGAATTATATTCTTTGCCTTCTTCTTTCTTTTTACCTGCCATAATCTTGCTTAATCTTGATTATCAATACTTTATTTAAAAACAGATAACCTGAAAGCCTGTGACTTATATATCTTGATAAGTTTTGTCTATAGCTTTTCTATTTACTATAAGTTATCTCTATGTATCCTGCTATAAATGTATATTTATCATTAGCATTGCCATAGATTTTATTATCTTTAATTAGAAAGGTATGAAACCTATTAAATACAAGGAACATACACCCTTGACCTGAAAACTCCTTAATGAATTGCTTTGGTTGTAAAGGCTTATCTAATAAGTTAGCGTCTAATAGCCTTCCTGTAGAGTTTAAAGCTCTTAGGAAGCTTCTAAGACCTACCCCTTGTCTATATTGTCTTCCGTGTCTTCTGAGTATGTCGTGAGCTACATAATAATCATATCCTGAAGCAGCTAAAGCTCTTACTGAGCAATCTTCTGTTTCTTGTATAGAATGTATCTCAAAGTAATATTTCTCATTAGTGTCTATAACTATTTGGCTATAGGATAAGTTTATAAATAGTAATAGTAGTAATACTAATTTAAATGGTTTACCTAAGTGTCTTAGTCTATTGCGTCTGTCTATCTCTCTTTTGAGTCTTAATTGTAGTTGTTTAGGATAATGTTGTACTCCTGACCATAATTGCATTAATCCCTCTCTAGTGTGTAATTCTATAGGTAACCTCATAACTTAATCATATTTATATTATATACTAACTTATCTATTTTATTATTATTGCTGAACTCTGTTGTTTTAGGACAAGGTATCTTTGAAGCAGGACTTCTTAATATAGCTGAACTATTCTTAGTTATATCTAAGTAATATACTCCTTTACTATCTTGTACTACATAAACAAAGTTTTTGCCTTTAGCCTTAGCTATCTCTAAGCATCTAACCATCTTATCTAGTTCAATCATTTTAGTAGGATAATATTTATCTCTAACCTTTAGCTCTATAATAGCATTATCTGTTTCACAATCATAATCGCTATATTGATCCTCGGCAAGAGTAATATGTCTTTCTATTCTACTTTCTAGCCAGTACATTAATTTAAACTCTTTGCTTTTCATAATCCTGAACCTATTATATTATCAAACGTTTCTATTAAATGTCTTACTTCACTTCTTTCAAACTTACCTAAGTTTACTCCTGAAATAGTTATAATGAAGTAGTCTTTTTCTATTTGTTCTATTTTAAATTGTCTCATAGTATTGAATTTATTGCGTTATTATCTCCTGAAGTCATTGCTTCAAACTTTTTCTCTGCTTCTGTAGGAACTAAAGCTTTTAGTCTTTTAATCTCCTCTAGTGCCTTATTAAGCTCTGATCTTTGTATATCGTAAGCCTTATCGAATCCTCTGCGTTCTATCTCTAGATTAGCATTATAAGAAGCTATTGTTATTAAAGCCTCTGATAATACATTTAAATCTTTATTGTCAGGCTTAGCATCTAGCCAAGTCTTAACTATATTAGCAGCTTCGTTAAACTGTCCTAAATATTCTAATTCTCTATAATTACGCATCTAAAACATCTTTAACTTTACAATAACCCTCGAATACTATATACTGCTCTATAGCTACCTGAACACCTAAACAAGCTTCATACATTTCTTCTTCTTCATAAGCCTCCATAATATATTGCATTGTCGGAAC